CTTGTCACAAAGGTTGAATATCCGGCGGATGTGAAGATGGGAGTTGTGAACATGCTTGAATGGGACCTGAAAAGCCGGAAGAAGGTAGGTATCCAATCGGAAACCATATCCCGGCATGCAGTAACCTATTTCAATTTGGATGGGGATAATTCGCAAATGGGTTATCCCAAATCATTGCTTGGCTTTTTAAAGCCTTACAGAAAAGCAAGATTTTAAGGGGGTGCTTCTATGATAGACGGAAACCAAAACTTGCGAATCCAAATCATGGACAGCACCGCCACAAATGAAATCGGGGAACCGGTCCCGGCATGGAAAACGGTGCAATCCATTTGGGGTTGGCTTGATATGACCGGCGGTGATAGCAAATACACCTACAATGCAAAGATTCAGGAATCAACGCATGTTTTTGTGTCGGACTATGTTCCGCTTGCGGAAGGTGTAAAAGCGGAGAGTTGCCGGGCTATTGATGAAGATGGGCTTGTGTATGATGTGCTTTATATGGATGATCCAATGAATCTTCACGAACAATGGGAAATCTATTTGAGATTCACAGGGGGCCAATAATATGCCGGTAGAATTTACGAACAACACAGCAAAAGTGATAGCGGCATTGGATGATGCGGCCATTGCTTATTTGCACGAAGCCGCCGGCGAATTGCAGGCGCAAACCAAAAGAAATTCCCGGCCTGTTAAGTATGGCAGGCATGATGTGAAGAATAGTTGGAAATACAATGTGGATGAATCCAAGCAGGAAGCCAAAATCGGAAGCGAATTGGAAGCATCCTATTGGGAAGAACTTGGGACCGGCGAACATGCTATCAACCATGACGGAAGGAAGGGTTGGTGGGTATATGTTGAAGGGAACGACACACCACAAAGCAATCAAAAGTATTATACAGAAGATGAAGCCAAATCGGTTGCGGCAGGGTTAAGGGCCAAAGGCCTTCCGGCGCACGCAACAAACGGAACGGAAGCGAACCGGCCAATGTTCAGGGCATTCAATAGCAAGAAGGCCGCCTTGGTAAGAAGGGCAGAACAAGTGATTAAAACGAGGATGGAAGAATGACGAAAAATGCATTGAATATCATAAGTGAATCCATGAAGGCCCTTGGCATCAATTATGCATTCATGAAATGGAAAGGCAAAGTGAAATATCCGTATTTTGTCGGGGAATATCAGGAAGCCGATTCATTAGATGAAAGCGGATTGCAGGAAAGCACATTCATATTGACCGGGCATTCAAGAGGTTCCGCACTTCCTTTGGAAGATGCAAAACAAAAGATAAAAGAATATTTTAACCCCATAGAAGGGCATGTAGTCATTGCGGAAGATGGTTCCGCAGTGGCTATTTTTTATTCCAACGCATCCGGGATTGCTTCCGTGGATGCAGAGTTGGAAAGGATGCAAATTAACTTAGTTGTAAAAGAATGGAGCGTGAAATAATGGCATACGAAGAATTAAAATCAAGCGGTATCACCGCAAAAACACCGGAAAACATTATGCTTGGCGCAGGTACCATTCACAGGGGCTTGACCTTTGCGGATGGCAAGTGGAACTTTGAAGAATCCCTGATTGGGGCAACTTCCGGCGGTTCCAAGGTTAGCATTGTTCCGGAGTTTACACAGATTGAAGTTGATGGCGCACTTGTTAAGGTGAAGGGCTTGAATCCCAAAACCGGCGAAACCGCAACAATGGAAGTGAACTTTGTTGAAATGACACCGGAACTTTTGAAGATGGCAACCGCCGGCAAGGTGGCAGCATCCACAAAATACGAAGGATTCACGGAAATCACATCCAAGGCAAGAATTGAAGAAGGTGATTATGTTGAAAACCTTGGTTATATCGGCAAGAAGATTGACGGTACACCAATCATTATCATCTTTGATTATGCCCTTTGTACTTCCGGATTCACCACAGAAGGAAAGAACAAGGAAGCAGGAGTATTTGCAGGCACCTTTGAATGTGTTGCAGATGTTACACCGGAAGCCGACACATTGCCTTGGCACATCCTGTATCCTACACCGACAGTTTAAGGGGGGATAGCGCATGAAAGCAAAAGTTGTTTTCCCTTTTAAGGACAAGGCAACCGGCAAGATTTTTGATGTGGGCGCAGAAATTGAATGCACCAAGGAAAGATTTGCGGAAATCCGCAAGGCCGGAAATTATGTTGTAGAAGTGAAAGAAGCAGCAAAAAAAGAAGAAAAATAAGCGAAGGAGATTGAACAATGGAATATGAATTAAGACCTTTAACGGCAGCCGACATGGGGCCTATTTGTAAGATTATAACCGCAATCGGTGTGAAGCAGTTCAAAGATTGCTTCAAAGTGGAAGATTTCAAAGACAAGAAGAATGTGGAGCAGTTGGGCTTCAATATTATCTTTGATATTGGCGGAATCATTGTATCCAACATCCCGAAGGCGGAAAAAGAAATTCAGGAATTTCTTGCAAGTGTAACCGGGCAGAAGGTGTCCGACATTCAGAAGATGCCCTTTGCCGATTATGGCGAACTTGTGATGGCAGTTATCATGAAAGAGGATTTCCGGGATTTTTTCAAACGAATTATGAAATTGTTCAATCGCTAGGATACATCAAATTTGTGGACTTGCTTGCCAAGAGGTATGCAAGTCCTTTTTTGATATTAGATGAATTTATCCGATTGCAGCAACTTCATGAATTTTCAATGGAACTTCTTCAAAGCATTGGCGAAGAAAAGATTCAGGAAGCCCGGTGGGAATTTTACCTGCACCGGGTATGGGATATGTCATTTGAAGAATATGTGGCAAAATGCGAAAAGCCGGCTTCGGGGAATGATATGTCAGACAATGAAATCAATGATGTTGTAAATGCTTCAATTATGATATTAGAAGGCTATATGCCGGAATAGGAAATGCTTATGGAATTGTTCAGGTTATTTGGCAAAATAGCCATAGACAATACAGAAGCAAAAAGCGCACTTGATGAAACATCCGCCAAGGCGCAGGATTCCGCAAATGAAACGGAATCGGCCTTTGGAAAGATTGGCAGTGTGGCAAAGAATGTTGCCATAGGAATAGGCGCAGCAGGGCTTGCCATTGGCGGTGCCTTCATTGGTGCGGTAGAAAGTACACGAGAATACAGGGCGGAAATGGCATTGCTTGAATCCGCCTTTATAACCGCCGGGCATTCTTCGGAAGCGGCGAAAACAACTTATTCAGAACTGAATGCGGTTCTTGGTGATTCAGGGCAGGCGGTGGAAGCATCCCAACACCTTGCAAAGATAGCGGACAATGAAAAAGAGTTGGCAGGCCTTACGGATATATTGACCGGGGTATATGCAACCTTTGGGGAATCGTTACCCTTGGAAGGATTGGCGGAAGGAATCAATCATTCTGCATCCCTTGGGGAAGTGCAAGGAAGCCTTGCGGATGCCCTTGAATGGTCCGGAATCAGTGTGGAATCCTTCAATGAGAAGTTGGCAGGGCTATCCACGGAAGAAGAACGGCAGGACCTTATCACAAAGACCTTGAATGACACATACGGAAAAGCATCCGAGCAATACAAGGCAACCAATGCAGATGTAATGGAAGCCCGGAAAGCGCAGGAAAGATTGTCAGATGCAATGGCAAAGGTTGGGGAAATCGGGGAACCGATAATGACCGACATTAAAAATGCGATTGCAGGAATGGCAGAATCGGCGGTGCCGGTGCTTGAAGATATGGTGAATTGGTTCCGTGATAGTGTTACATGGATCAAAGAAAACAAGACCACTATTGATATTTGGGTGGCCGTGATAATCGGTGCAACGGCAGCCATTGGAACCTTCATGCTTATCATGAATTGGGGAAGCATTATGTCGGCGGCGGCAAGCGCACTGAATAAGGTTAAATTAGCCATGATTGCCTTCAATGCAACATTGCTTGCCAATCCTATTGGATTGGTTGTAGCGGCGGTTGTTGGCCTTGTGGCGGCCTTTATTTACCTTTGGAATAATGTTGAAGGTTTCCGGAATTTTTGGAAGAAAACATGGGCCACAATCAAATCCCTTGCATCTTCTGCATGGAAATCAATCCGGAAGTATTTTTCGGATGCATGGGCGGCAATCAAGAAAATGTGGTCCGCAGCAGGTTCCTTTTTCCGGGGAATTTGGAACGGCATCAAAAATGCCTTTTCCGCCGTGAAATCGTGGTTTTCCAACATTTTCCGCAATGCATGGAACGGTGTGAAATCTATATGGAACGGTGCAAAGTCCTTCTTTTCCGGGATTTATTCAAAAATTAAGGGTGTCTTTGGCTCCGTGAATACATGGTTTAGAAGCAAATTTCAATCTGCATGGACTTCAATTAAGAATGTTTTTTCCGGTTGGGGTTCTTTCTTTTCGGGCTTATGGTCCAAGATTAAGAGCAAATTCGGATCAATGGGTTCTTCTATTGGTTCAGCAATGGGAAATGCGGTGAAGAATGGCATGAACGGTGTGATTTCAAAGGTACAAAGCACCATAAACAAAGGGATTGGCTTTATAAACAGTGCAATCCGGCTTGCCAATAAACTTCCTGGAATCAATGTGGGAACGGTGCCGAAAATATCCCTTCCCAGGTTGGCAAGGGGCGGTGTCCTTGAAAAAGGGCAAATCGGTTTATTGGAAGGTTCCGGCGCAGAAGCGGTGGTGCCTTTGGAAAACAACCGGGCATGGATTTCCAAGGTTGCGGAAGATATGAACAAAATGCAACCGCAAAGCAATGAAGCGGTGGTTGCAAGAATGAATAGAATAATAGAATTATTGGAAGAATTGCTTGGAATGCAAATATGCC